ACCCTACATTTTTTGTAGGAACTCGAGATAGTCGACAAGGGCATTTTTCAACTTACCCTACATTTTTTGTAGGAACTCGAGATAGTCGACAAGGGCATTTTTCAACTTACCCTACATTTTTTGTAGGAACTCGATGTAGTCGACAAGGGCGTTTTTCAACGTACCCGTATTTTGTAAGAATACTTTTTATATAAAATCTTTACATAATTTGATTTCGGTCGATTCTAACGCTCGAAAATCGAAGTCGTATATACTAGCTCAGATTTCTAGTTTTCGTTCAATTTAGATAGGATTTTGTTCAATTCTGGCGCATTACATTTATATACGCGAGCTCCGAAAAGCACCAGTTAAGCCTACATAAAACGTAGACCTTTTAGCTTTACTTTTTAAGAGTTACGGGTTATGGTAAATCCAGAATGGACTCAGGAGTTATACCATGTTTCAGATAAACTGGCCCACCATACGGTTTGAATACGAAGTTCTCGGACGGTCGTTCGAGGACCTCGTGAAGTCGTACGAAGGCGTAACACTTCTTCTTTTGCAAACCAAAGCTAAAGAAGAAAACTGGGTCCCCTCTAACATAGATGACCTCGTTCCAGCTATTAAGGTAAACTCTGTAGAACCGGAAGAGTTTTGTAAAGCTGCTAAGACTTTCCTGCGAGCTGCTGAGCTGGTAAAGCAAAAAGCAATGTTCGCAGAAGTTTCTAAGACGGAAATGCAGCTTCTCGGTAAGATCCAAGAATCGCTCGCAGCCATCGATCCCGGCCATCCTGACTCAGCCCTTACCTTGCAAAGGTTAGCCACCACGTTAGAGAAACTCATTGGTCAAAGGGTAGCGATCTCTAAAGAAGCAAGAGATAGCGAAGGGGCCAATACGGGTACCCTTAAGATTGTGTGGGGTTCCTCGAGTGACGATGATAAAGATGAGAGGGTCATAAACTGATGGCTACTGTCATTACGATAGACTATACACCCAGAGAGCATCAGTACGAGATGCATACGGGGTTGGAATCACACAGATGGTCTGTCGTGGTTGCTCACCGTCGCTTTGGCAAGACTGTCGCTGTCATTAACCACATCGTGAAGCAGGCTCTAAGATGCCAACTTAGAGCTCCTCGCTATGCCTACATGGCACCTCTCTATTCCCAGGCTAAGACGGTTGCTTGGGACTACCTGAAGCATTATACTTCCAAGATACCTGGTGTTAAGCGGAATGAGTCTGAGCTGTGGGTAGAACTGCCCAACGGCGCGCGGATCAGACTCTTTGGGGCGGACCGGCCGGATACCCTTCGTGGCATATACCTCGACGGCGTTGTGCTGGACGAGGTTGCACAGATGAAGCTTGTTGCGTGGGAAGAGGTTATTCGGCCTGCCCTCTCTGACCGTAAAGGCTGGGCGGTGTTTATTGGGACTCCTAAGGGCCTTAACCTGCTCCATGATCTGTACATACGCGCTCAGAATGACGATGATTGGTACTGTGGGTTCTTTCCTGTCAATGTGACAAACGTTATTGATGAGGAAGAGCTTGAGGCCGCTAAAGCGTCCATGTCTGAGAACAGTTTTCGCCAGGAGTTCTATTGCGACTTTTTGGCCAATCTAGAAAACACCCTCATTAGCTATGACTTGGTTGAGCCCGCCCTTGGGCGAACCATATCTGACCGAGCATATATGAAGGCACCTGTTTACTTGGGTGTTGACGTAGCTCGTTTTGGTGACAACAAGTCGGTAGTTTTTCGCAGGCAGGGATTAATGTCTTGGTTAGAGCATGTCGAGCATCGTGGCGACACTATGTCGTTTGCAGAGACCGTCGCCATGTTGGAGGACAAGTATAATGCGGACGCTGTCTTTGTTGACGCTGGTGGCATTGGGGGCGCTGTCATTGACCGTCTTCGTCAGTTGGGCCGTGATCCTATTGATGTCAATTTTGGAGGACGCCCTGAAGAGTTAGACAGGTATGCTAACAAACGTGCTGAGATTTGGTGCAGGATGCGTGACTGGCTTAAGCTTGGCGGGTGCCTGCCGAACGATGAGCAGCTTCTCAAGGAGATGGTGAACTTGACGTATACCATCGACGTACGCGATCGTTACGTCCTTGAGAAGAAGTCTGACTTGCTGCTTCGAGGCGGTGGGTCGTCTCCTGACTTACCTGACGCCCTGGCTACTACCTTTGCATACCACATTCCTAAGCGGAATGAGTTCCTGGACGATAACCTGTATGCGCAATACTCAGTAACGGAATATGACATTAACAACGGGGTATAGTTTCGCCGCTGGGCCTTACACCAACTATGATTGGCATAGGCACCCAGGCATAACAGAGAAGCACATGCTGGCAGCGTACTACAAGTCGATGCCGGATCATCATAAAGTTTTCTACGGCCGTAATGCTTTCACAGTTGAGGATTTTAAGGAGTGGTTGAGACTCGAATCAGATCACCACTTCCTTTGTTACCACACTCCTACTGAGAAGCTGATAGGGCTGTGGTGGATAAACGGGATACAAGGAAAGTCGGCGTATTTCCATTATATCCCAATGCCGGATGCAAGATTACAGTTCTTGAAAGCCGGCCGTATAGTTACTAACAAGCTTTTAGAGTATTTTGACTGCTTGCTTGGCCTTATTCCCGAGACAAGGCCGTTCGCTAAGAAAGCAGCAGAGATGGCAGGGTTTAAAGAAATAGCCGTCATACCCAAGGGAACATATTGGGCAGAAACGGACGAAAGTATAAACGCACACCTATTGGTCAAGACCGAGGTATACCATGGGAAAAAGTCAGTATCCGACGATGCAAACTCCGCAAGCGCAGCTTCTGCCGGAACCGCCGAAGGCTGAAGAGCTTCCGGAACTGAATGAAGCTCCTGACGGGACTAACTTGACAGATGAGGAAATGGCTGAGCGGGCGGCCAATGAGGCTCGCCAGCGTGCCGCTTCCATGTCGGGACGAGAAGGTACTATTCTTACTCCCTCGGATATGGGCGAAGCACCGATCGACGAGCCTAGCCTTACTAAGCAGAAGAAGCGGACCACGCTCCTGGACGTGTAATGGGTACCTTACTGACACCTGATAAAAAGAATTCTGGACCTACAAGGCCTTCCTATGGCAATCGGCCGGATGGAACTCCTAAGGGTAAAGGATACTTCGGTGAACTTCGAAGGCCCGACGGAAAAGTATCTACAGAACTTTCAGTGGGCATAAACGTTGACGGAGAAGATTTCGATATACCTCTCTTGGTACCGACACTCTCCAAGGATGAAATAGACTTTCTTCTTCGTGGCGGTGTTCCTACTAAGGGAATCATGGACAAGGCTGTGAAACACGCCTTAGAACGTAAAAAGCAGGGCCTCAGTCCCTTTGCGCAGGAGTGATCTATGGGTAGCGGCGGCAGTGGTAAATCTCCTTCAGTGGCTCAGCCTGCTCAGCAGGTTGCTTCTATACCCGAACCGGAAGAATGGGTGACTGAGTATACCCAGGACGCTGACGGTAACTGGGTTTCCGCTAACAGGCTGGTAAAAGAATCTGAGGTCAGCAAGTACGATCAGACTCTGGTTACTGACTATCGTCAGTTGCCGTCTGGCCAGTGGGAAGCCTATACTAAGGCCGTGCTGAAGACTGAATCTGATCAGTATGCAGCGCACAAAGAAAATCAGGAATCCGCTGAAGAAAAGAAACGGCGTATGCCTACGCTTCTGACTTCTGGCGACGCTCTTGGTGACACGCCGGTTGAGAAGAAAACCATACTCGGGGTTTAAGCATGCAAAATCGTGTACAGGAGTATATGCGCCGTTTTGAAGGTTTGAAGCGGCAGCGTCAAACCTGGGATACCCAGTATAACAACATAACGGATTACATACTTCCGTACCGTGGCCGTATTTCCGATTCGCAGTTGACCAATGATGGTACTTTCAAGGGCCAGAAAATCGTTAACGGCGAAGCAACGCGGGCGATGGGCGTGCTCCGAAGTGGCATGCAGGGTGGCTTAACGTCTCCCTCTCGCCCTTGGCTGCAATTCCAGATGCAGGACGTTGCTCTCATGAAGAAGCGTGGAGTTTCTGAGTGGCTGCAGCATTTGGAAGAACTGTTTTACAAAGTTTTTGCCCAGACTACCTTCTACCAGGCTACCAGTTCTTTGTACCTTGAATTGGCTGCTTTTGGTACGGCGGTCATGCTGGTTGAAGAAGGCGAAGACGAGCCTGTCCGGTTTACTACTC